ATCTGACCTCTTAAGAAGTAGGGTATTATTTACTGCAAAAATGGAACCTGAAAATGCCACGAAAACTCCTTTATTTCAATATTAAAAATCTGTATGAATAGTAACTAGTCTATCATTTATTTTAATGATAACAAAATAATTTTAATTAAATTAAAAAAATATTTACCACTTGCCTAATGGGCACTTTGCTTCTTTTAATTTAACCTTTAAAGTCATAACGCAGCCACATTCTTTGCACTGCTTTGTTAGTTTTATTAAACTATCACATTCTTCACAGGTTTTTAATCTATCATGAGCTAAATCATCAGTTGCGCGTTCAACGTTAGGATTTAATAAATCCCAAGGACGTGTTGTACCTAATTTTTTCTTATACTCTTGCCAAGGCGTCATAGTGATTACGCTGGAGGAATAAAGTTAGTGCCATCATATTTCCAACCTACTCTGATAGTTTTAGCCAACTCATCTGGAGCTCTTACACATTTTGGATCAGATGAAAATATTGCATTAACCATCTCCATTTCTGGTTTTATTTCTACTGTTTGTTTCCAAACAACTTCTCCATCAATGATAAAAAAATAATATGCTTCTGTATTCATAATTAAAATAATCTCCTTAAGATATTATTTGCAGTTATACATTTTACCATAAAAATCAGTTAATAGCATCCGACACCCGCACAACTACCAAAAGTTGCACAGCAGCCTGGACCGCTACACCCAGTTTCCGAACAAGCAACTCCACATGCATCTTTAAATACAGTTTTAAAGCAGTTGCCTTGACAACACTGAACTATTGAACTGCCACCATCCCCACAGGAACCACAAGATGGTGGAACAAAGAATCCTGGAGGAGCAAAAAATCCTGGAGGACCAAAGAATCCCGGTGGAGCAAAGAATCCTGGAGGAGAAAAGAACCCCGGTGGAGAAAAGAATGATGGCGGAGAGAAAGCCCCAACGGTATAATTTATTACTGTTCCCAGAGGGACTACAGTATTGTCCGTTAAGGCTGGAGTTACAACATTATTTAAACTGTTATTTTCAGTTGGTGTTGTGGTAACTGACCCAACCGTAAAACCAGCAGTCGTTATGGTTGTATTGGCGTTTGATTGAGTTGTTCCGTTCAGATACAGTAGGTTTGGCGGCTTGCCTCACTCCTTTTGAGTTTCCTAATGGAATTGTCATAACTAAGCCTTAAGATCGCCTAAAGCCACCCATGTGTCTGTATCAAGTTTAACCAGTGTAGCAGAAGACCATTGTGCACGCAATTTTAATCCAGGTGTTCCATTAACCAAAACTCCACCATTAACGGGTGCTATTGTTAATTCTCCAGTTCCTTTTCTTAAAATATCTATTCTATCTCCAACTTGAAAAGAAACACTTGAATTTGCTGGAACTGTCAGAGTCATAGTTGATGAACTATCCATTGTAACCAACTTTGCTAAGTCAGTTAACGCTAAGGTATAACTAGTTCCAGTTTGAGCATTGAGTTGTGATCTAAACCCGGCCCTAGGCACTCCTTCTTGTAGTATTGTTGCTGTCACTGAATTTGCTGCAACAGTTGCAGCTTGCCCTGTGTAGTTTGTTGCAGAAAGGACTTCTGTTCCGTCTATCTTTAATACTTTACCTGAAACTAAATTTAAATCTTCAGAAGAAGACCAAGCTAAACTTGAACTGGACCAAGTAAAGGATTTATTTGCTGCACCATCTGGGACTACTATTCCAGCTCCATTTGCTGTTGTATTACTTGGGGATGCAGATGATCCAAGTTCAATAGTTTTATCTTCAACTGTTATTGTTTCTGTATTAAGTGTGGTTGTATTGCCGCTAATAGTTATATTTCCAGTTACAATTAAATCATTATTAATTGTTGCGTTTCCAGTTACAATTAAATCATCATCTACGGTTATAGTCCCACCGGTTGAATCAATTGTTAAATTGCCAGAAGTTGTATCAATTTCTCCCGCAGATGTAATACCAATAGTTATTGCATCAGCGGTTAAACCAGCAAATGTAACATTATCAGTTGTTCCCACCGATTGACCAATTGATAAAATATGTGTTGTTCCTTCGCCTGAAGCTGCAGCTGTTGAAGCAACCCCGGTACCACCGGTAATTGTAGCTACATAATCTCCTGTTGTTTTTGTTCCAAGAGCAACAGTATTATCTGGGATGGTTACTGTTCCGGTAAAAGTTGGATTATCTGTAGGAGCCTTTGCGTTTAACTGTGTTTGAATTGAACTTGTAACTCCATCTAAATATTCAATTTCGGTATCAGATACATTTGAAACTCTTGCTTGGATAATTGATGTATCTACCGAAATAGTTGGTGTTGCATTTTCTCCTGAGTTATTACTTAATGTAATACCTGTTCCCTGAACAAGAGATGAAACAAAATTTCCAGATGTATCTGTCCCTAAAGCAATTTGTCTATTAACCCAAGCGGAACCGTTATACATCAAAAAGTCACGATCAATACCAGATGTAATAATTACATCTCCAGCATCGTTTAAAAATTGCATTGGAGGACCAGGAACTGGTTCATACCCTTCGCCAGTAACAGCGGCAAACACTGAGGCCCTAACTGCATCAGAAGTTATTGGATAAGAAAAATCTAAAGTAACCGCGTTTGCAGTGGTGGCTTCCCATCTTACGGATATAACTTCATATGGAGAATTATTATTTCTTGCTACGACTGTAACATCTCTTGTATTAAAGTTGTGAGTTAAAATATATGTATTGTTTACATTATCACCAATATTTGAACTATAAGTTAATCCGCCACCGGAACCTCCTGGAGCAGTTCCATTAACCCATGTATTACTGATGCTACTATATTTTAATACTTGATTATTTGCTACATTGGATATAACGACATCCGTTAAATCATCAAGAGCGGCAACCGTGCTTGCAACGCCTGGTACAAATTTATTTGTACTTGAGTTATATTTTAATACCTCAGTATTTGATGCTCCGGTTGGATCAATTTCAATACCATCCACATATAGAACTGACATACTTACGTTGCCAGTAAATGTTGGAGAAGCTATATTTGACTTAAGGTTTAATGCGGTTTGTTGAGCGTTAGATACTGGCTTATCTAGATCTGAAGTATTATCTACATTATCCAATCCAACCATTGATTTTGTAATACCACTAACTGTTCCGGTAAATGTTGGTGAAGCTATTGGTGCTTTGTCATTTAACTGTGCTTGAATTGAACTTGTAACTCCATCTAAATATCCAATTTCTGTATCAGAGACATTGGCAACTACTGCTTGAATAATAGATGTATTAACTTGAATTGTTGGTGTAGAACTTTCTCCTGAATTGTTGGAAAGTATAATCCCACTACCAGCAACAAGAGATTGGACATAATCACCAGTAGTATCTGTACCAAGTACTAACGAATTTATTGCTATTGTAGTTGGTATGTCTACGTTTCCAGAACCGTCAAAAGAAACAGATCCAGTTACATCTCCAGAAAGAGAAATTGTTCTAGCATTTGTCAATGCTGCTGCGGTTCCGGTTATATTTGCGTTAATTGTTGCTGGAAGACTTATTGTAACATTTCCAGAATTAGAACTAACATCTATTTCATCTGCTGTTCCTGTTAATGAATTAACAAATGTGTCTTTATTGATTATATTAGACCAATCAACTTTTGCTTCTAATTCACCAGTTGTTCCAGAATATACTTCACTAGTGTTTGTAGCATCTGGTATAAAAGTGAATTTTCCAGTTGAATCATCAAATCCAAAAAATCCTATTTTTGCTGTTGATCCGTTATGCCATCTAAATTCTATTCCTCTGTCTTTGTTGTCGTCAGAAGTAGGATTTGTATTTCCACCAAGTGTAAATATCGGATCTTTAACATAAACAGTTGTTGATTCAACAGAAGTTTGAGAACCATTAACTATTAAATTTCCATCTATTGTTAGATTAGCCTCTAACCTGACATCATCTGAAGTCGATGTCGTTACACTGTCATATTGAGACCAGTGTAATGTTGTATTTACTAATGTATTTGAATTATTTTTATAAAACAATATTCCATTATTTGGATCTATTGCTATTTGACCCTGTAGAATATTAGGAGTTGTCATTTAAAACCTTCGCTGTCTTTTAATTTTTAGAAGGTTCCACCATCAAATGTTATCCCGTCGATGGATCCACCAGTTATGCTAACATTATTGGCGTTTTGAACTGAAATTGTTCCTAAACCAAGATTTATTCTTGCATTGGGTGCATCTGTGGCTCCAGTACCGCCATTAGCAATTGCGATTGTTGTTCCGTTCCAAACACCTGTAACTATTGTTCCAACTGATGTTAGGCTAGAATTAACTACTGTAGAACCAAGTGTTGTATTGCTTAATACTGATGTTCCACCAATTTTAAATTCTTTTTCAGCTAAAAGATTAAGATGCTCAGAAGATGTCCATGCGCTAGTAGCATCAACCCAATTAAACGTTTTTGTTGTTGCACCTAAAATAGATATACCAGCACCATCTGCAGTTGTGTTTGTAGGAGTTGCTGCATTGGCAAGAACAATGTTTTTATCTTCAACAACTAAAGTTGATGTATTTAAAGTTGTTGTATTTCCATTTACAATTAAGTCACCAGTTACAGTTAAAGAATCTGCTATTGTAACATTAGATGGAAGACTAATTGTTATTGCGCCAACTCCAGAATTTGATACTGCAATTTCGTTTGCTGTACCACTAACACTTGTTACCAAATTTGTTGATATATCATTTATTTGAGATGCAGTAATAGAGATAGAAGTATTGCTAGCTGAAGTCAAACGTCCTTGAGCATCGACTGTAAATGTTGCTACTGTTCCAGCGGCTCCGTAAGATCCTGATGTTACAGATGTATTATCAAGATTTACTGTTACTGTATCTGAGGTTGTAGCAGAGCTTAGTCCAACTCCACCTAAAATACTAAGAGTATCTATTCCTGATGTTATTGTTTGATTTGAGCCAGAATCGCCCGCAACAGTAAATGATGTTGCTACATTTGAAATATTTGAATTAACATTTGCAATTAAATTATCAACATACAATTTTGTTGTTGCATGTGTGTTGGCAGTGGGAGTTGAAACAACTACTGTTCCACTAAAAGTTTTATTGCCAGTTATAGTTTGGTCTGTTCCAAGAGTGGTGTAAGCGCCATAACCAGCAATCGCTATGATACTAGTAGCTGTGCCACCAGCTCCGCCAGTACCTTTGCCATAGTAAAGTGTGTCATCGGCTTCATTAAAAGCCAGTTCCGCATTTTGTAGTTCCTCAGGTGCTCCAGTTGCACCCGATGAAGACCTGCGTCTAATTCTTAATGTATTAGCCATTTAAAAATTTCCTCCATCAACAAGATTGGATTCAGCGTAGTTAACCCAAGCTGAACCGTTATAGCGTAAAACCTGACCACTAGATACTGAATTTATAGTAACATCAGTAAGACCATTTAAAACCGATTGAATTGAAACATTTGATTCTATGGCTACAATTCTATCTTTTACTGTTAAATATGAACCTGCTGGATTAACACCAACAACAGTTTGTATCGCCTCAACAGCATCATTTAAATCAGAGTGTTGCTGATGATGTGGTACGGTATTAGAATTGAGAGTATCATTAGCTGTTGGATTAATTAAATTGTCTAATGCAGATGGATATTGAATGGCCATTTCTTCTCCTATATTGATAGTATTTTATTACTATCATTACTCCAATTTATAGTAACACCCAGAGGACTATTACTACCTTCAAAGGGTAGTCCATCTGAAGTGTCTATATAAGATATTAATCTTGAATTTTCATCAGAAGAACCTACTTGATACAAAATTATTGCATTAAATGAGTTGCCAACATAGGCGGAAGTGTGAACGTCATCTGCGTCAAGTGTGCCGTTTGTTGTTGTTTTATTTGTTAATGCTATTGATCTATCTTTGATAGCAGATGAAGAAATATCTGATACAAACTCATCAGTATTTTCATTTGCCGTATAGGTTGCTGTATCTACAAAAAGTATTTTTAAATCATTTGTATCAATAGCTATATCTCCATTTAAAAGAGCTTGTTTAGCTTTTTTATAAATAAAATTAGCCATAATTAAATACCTATATCTTTTGATATTTTAATTCTATATTTATAACCCTTTTCAAAATAATTTTTACCTTCCGTAAAATACGAAGGAGTTGCATCATCTAATGAAGGAAAATCTACATATACTTCAGATTTCCAAGAATGCATGCTTATTTGTGAGGTTATTTTTTCCCATCTAGATGGAGCTCTTTGTACTAATTTTCTTTGACATGTAAAATATTTATTGTTTAAAAAGTTTGAAGCTGGCCTATCACTAAATGTAATTATAACTCTTCCGTTATTATAATCATTATATAAATAAAATTCTCCATCTGCTGGATCAGTTTCTACTATGTAAAATAAAGGATTTTTTGCAAGTATTTGATAACTTACATCTATATCTGTTTTAATTGATTTATCTTGTATTAATACAGGAACTAATCCTGGATCTGTAATCTCTGTTGTATTTGGTGTTGCACCACAACCAGACCAAGTAAATTCTATTTCTTCTGTAGAAACTATATTTCCAGAAGCATCTATTAAATTTTCTACTATTATACAGTATTCTGTATTTTCAGTTAACTCTGTTGTTCTCCAGTAAAGAGTTAAAACTCTTGAAATTTGATTATAATCTTTTATTGTATTAATAATTTCAAATGGAGCTGATACCTGAGTTGGTGTAGCTCCAGCTACAACCAGTCCAAAATTTTCATTTTTTAATGAAGATATTTTTACAGTTCTACCAAATTTTATAGATACTGAATAACATCCAACTGAAGCTTGGTCAACTAAATATAAGGCCACTTAATTCTCCAAAAAGATAAATTAATCATAATAGTAAGTGGTTTATTACAAATACGAAAATAGGGGGTGGAGATTTCTCTCACACCCCCTATCTTGTAAGGTTATGTAACTACAACTAACCCTAAGGATTATATTAGAGGCTAACCTGATTTGTAACGCTGACCTCGTAGTTACGAGTAAGTCTAACGTTCTTAGCCACTGTAATTCCTTCACCATCACCAAGCATTACGATGTCGTAACGCTCTTTCATCTTCATCTGACGAATGTCACGGCTTGGATCAGCAAATTGATCTGTGCTCATGTCATCCTTAACAAGTAGTGAGCCAACTTCATTGCGGTCGATCAAGAAGATGTCCGACTTAGCAAGTGTTGCACCCGATTTTGCTGTGAAGCTTACGAATGGTGATACGATCACGTTCAAACCCATAGGAGCGGTGTTGTTTAAAGCACCTGCTGGCGAGTCTGGACGGTAACCCCAACTTGTATTTACTGCTGCTGCAGAGCCACCAGTGTGGAAAATGGCATCCTTGAGGAATACCGACCACATCAGTGGGTGAAGAATAAAGTCTGTTGGAACATGGTTTTCAGCCATTAAAACTGCAGCCATGTCTACAACATCATCCCAGTGAAGAGTAAGGTTTGCTGCACCATCGATACCGCGACCAGTTGTGTCATCATAGCTACCGCTATCATTATCAAACACAATTGTTGCAGCGTCTTTGAAGCGTTGAAGAGCAATTTGTTCTTTCAAACGAGCCATTGCTCTACCTGCGGCGCGAACATGAAGACCTACGATATCCCAGAGTGAGTCTGAAATGACTTCCTCTGTAAAGGAGAGCTTAACGCCCTTCTTGGATACTTTGCCTTCAATCTGCTTTGCAAAGGCGAGCGCTTGCTCTGGGTACTCTTGGCCCTCAGGAATCTCTGCTGCTTGAATAGCATTGACTGCTGGGAACTCGAGTGAACGACCTTTACCTAGGCGTACTGTTGAGAGAAGTGGAGTCACAAGAAGTTGTGGCTCTGCTGCCTCTTTAAGTGTGCGTGAAATAACCTTTGGGAAAAGTATTGCTGCATCTGGTGATGCGAATGCTTCCTTAATAGTTACTCTATTATTTTCGTCTATGTGCCCGTCCTCGGTTAAAGCGTTCTCCCAAGCTGGGAGACCCGAGAGGAGCTCTTGGATTGTCTTACTCATCTTAGGAATATTCCTCCTGTTTATTTTCTAAAGTGTTAGATTGACGCGGAATGCACCAATCACATTATTAACGTCCAGATTAGAACGTATACCCAACTTACCTGAGTATGCACCCGAGCGTGTAAGCTCGTATACGGTCTTCAGGGCACCTGGATCTGACGGCA